AAAGGGTTCGCAGCTTCTTGCCGACTATGACATCCTCATCGACTGGATGCATATTTCTCAGGACGAGGCCGAGGAGAAGATTGCCCGGCTCAAAATACAGAAGCTCGAAGACCTCAAGCTCCAGGTGCTTGCCCAGAACCCACAGCTTCTCGGTATTGGCATACCGGGCCAGTCGCCGCAGCCCGGCCAGGAAATGGGCACGGAAGCGGGCGGACCCAGCCCTATGCTCGGACCACCGCCGGAGGGCGGGGGCGAAGGTGGACCGCCACCAGAACCGGCTCCGGGAGGGGCGGGGGCTGGCGCACCGCCGGCTACGCCGCCACCGACCGAAGGCTCGCCGCTGCCTGAACCGGAGCCGGAGGACGCCAAGAAGTACGATCTGGAGATTCAGGACTACGAAGCGGAGCAGGACGAAGAGGACATCGACTATAGCGTCGGTGAAGATTAAGCGAAAGATGGCTCGGTATATACCGAGCCATTTTTTCTTAGGTGCTTCCGCTACATACGTTATGCACCACCACATACTCCTCATAGACGACCGGGTTCCAGACCCACAATTCGGGGCGGGATTCCCAAGGGCCTACCGTCTGCTGCTGAGTTTAGTTGACCTGGGCCACAAAATACACTTCTTTCCGAACGTCAAAGAGTCCATTAACGAAATCAACATCAAGAAACTCGAAGAATATAACATCCACGTCACCACGGACATCAGCCAAATCCCGGACACGGTGGACGTGATTATTGCGAGTCGCCCCCACAACGCCCATTACCATCTGCCCGTAGCCAAGTTCTACCTCCCCAACGCCAAAGTGATCTACGACACCGAAGCACTTTGGTATCGCCGCTACGATCTCCAGTTGAGCATCACCGGCAAACTGCCCTCGTGGGCGTATCGGTACGACGAACTCGGCATGGCCCGTGCGGCGGACCTGTGTTTTGTCGTGAACAACACCGAAAAGCAAATTCTCGAAGAGGCCGGCGCTAAAAAGGTTGCCATTTTGGCCCACGCACTCGACCCGTTCAACCAGGGTCGGCCGTTCCCCGAGCGTTCGGACGTGCTGGTCGTGGGCGGCAAGCTTGAGGAAGACTCCTCCAACGAGGACGGACTCTGGGAGTACCTCATCAACTCCTGGGACGAGGTACGGGTTAAAACGAATGGTAGTATGAACGTCACCGGCCAGGTGACATCGCCACGCCTGCGCAACTCCAATTTCTCGGGCGTACACCTGCTGGGGCATGTGGACAATCTTCGGCCGCTGTATGAGTCTCACCGGATTTTCGTGGCGGCGACCCGCTTTGCCACCGGCATTCCCTGGAAGGTTCACGAGGCGATGGCCTACGGCATTCCGTGTGTCATTTCACGCCTGCTGGCCGACCAGCTTGGCGTGACGGATGGTCAAGAAGCGCTAGTGGCCAATAACTGGAATGAGTTTGTCACCAAATCGGTTGACCTGTACACGAATCGTGAGAAGTGGGAAGAGGTACGGTCGAAGGCTTTCGGCCTGGTTCGTCGGGATTGCGACCCGGAAAAATTCAAGAACACACTCCAAGCCAATCTTGACGGACTGTTTGCTTAACCTTTTCGAGACGCTTGCGGTTGTTGGCCGATAGGTTCTGGAACTTGCCACGGTATTCGTCCGTATGTTCGATGACCGTTTCCAGGACTTCGGTAAACCGGGACATATCTACATTCTTTCCCTGAAAAGAAGCCCCGATAGTTTCGGTCAGGTTATTCTCCGAAAGGAGTAGCCTGACCTTCCGGCTCCACGGAATGCTTACAAAAGGCACCCCGGCGATCATCGAAAAGATATGGGCGTGGAAGCGGACGCAAATCGTCGCCGTCATGCCGGCGATGATATCAATCATGTTCTGGGGGCTAATGCTATCCATAACAACCTTCGGATAGTGTTGCATCCAAGCGGCCACGTCCAGTGCAATACGCCGGTCATCCCCGTAGCCATTGGTAGAGCAAGGCAGCAAGACGACTTCAAATTGCTCTTCGATGAGCCGGTCTAATTCCTTGGCAATGGCCTTCTGGAAATTGATGGCCCGCTCGCCAAATTCCTCGACCGGCCGGTCTATGGCCGGGTTGATGTAATCAGTCAGCAGAACGCCGATGGTTTTGGCGGTGCCCCGGTAAAATTGCGGCGAGGGTCGGTACATGAAAGCCAGGTCCGGCGTAGCCATTACCGGGCATTTGAGTTTTTGCAGCAGGAGCGGGAGGTCACTCACATTGCGGACGATGACGTGGCGGAAGTTGTATTTTTCCAGAAGTTCAACTTCACTTTCGTAGCCAAGCCCAACGCCCAGAGCATATCTGGGGCAGTTGGGCAGAACGTCCATATAGAAGGGCGTGATGACGTTGCCGCCGCCGAGGATCACGACATCAGGGGAGTCGGGTACTCGGGGCGGTGTGACGAATGAGACTGTGTGGCCGTGGAAGATGTCGAGCATGGCGTCCCTGAACGCCTCGTCGCCCACATTGCTCTTCCCGTACCAGCCGACAATTGCGATTTTCATTTCTTGTAGAAATTAGGTTCGGTCGCACTTTCTCCAACTGGAGACATGGCGACGTAGCCATAACCGCCAGGCAGGGTAATCGTGTCGGTCGTGGTGACGGTTGCTCCCGGAACCACGTCAACTACCAACCCCCATTGATTGCGAACGACATTGAAAGTAGTAGTCGTTTTATTCAGTGCCAGGATATTGCCTGTCAACTGCATATCGACTGCCGTGAGAGCGTCGAAACAAGTCGTTGGCCCCACTGGATCGGTATTGAGTTCGAGAGTTATTTTCTCCTGCCGGATGCTTAGACCGTCCCCGAGGTTGGGTATCAACTTGCCTTCGCCGGTGTCTGTGTCGGGGACAAAGGTTAAACCAGCGCCAGTATTGACGGCGATTTCCGGCAGGAGATCATCCGGGTCGGCCTGAACAGTCAAGCCGTCACCAAGCATTTTCTTGGCATCATGCGGGAATTGTAGGATTACGATATACCGCCGCCACTCAAATAAGCCTCCCATGTTCCTCCTTAAAGATGAAAATAGATTCCTGAACCAACTAAAGATGCGATCAAGCATTTTCTCCTCCATTGACCATATCGGCCCAGGTGGGCATTACCTGATCCCTACTATCGAGATCGGGATTTGCGCCAAGGTGTCCTAAGCCTTTATCCCTAAAGACTCCCTTGCCTTTAGTGTCGCTTTTAATTGCTTCTAAAGCCGAACTGATTTCCTGATCTTTTTCGGCTATTTGGCCGAGCAAGTCCATCATCATTTCCGGGTGTTTGCGGACGGCCGTTTTGGCAACCTGGGTCAGCTTCTCGATATTAGCTTCCTGGTCGTGATCGAGCGGCTTACCTTCTCGGGGAGCCATGCCAAGGTCATTCGGGGACAGTCCCAGCGCATTGTTGTCACGCTCCTTGACGTACTCCCGAAATGTTTTCATTTAATTACCTCGTTTTTTGTGCCTACTGCATACATAACCTATGTATGTCACGGCTCCGAAAAACGAATACGAAAGAAATATGAATTTGCGAGCCTAGTAATATATACGCAGTGCTGGGCAATAATTAGGCTCGATACCTATTAGGGAGTTAAAATATGAAGCGAACACTCATCAAGTACGATGCTTTTCAGAAAATCGAGAAAGACTCGTTATCTGCGGCCGAACGTGAGTTGGTCGAAGCTCAAGACGTTCTGGCTCGGGCATTGGGGGTAGACGACCTGCATCTCCACTGCTTTGGCGAATCCGATGTCACCTACTCGACTCTTGATGGCACCTACGTTCATGCGAACTACAAGATGAACGAGAACCACATCATTTTCGAGAGTCTTGAGGAACTGGTCGTTGACGAAAGTACGGAGAAACAAACCTCACGCAAACTGCTTTCAGATTTCGTTGAATCCCTTCTGGACGACAACGAGGCCAAGGCGGCTGAGCAGTTTGGCGAATTTATGAAGCTGCCATTTAACCGGCGGATTATGAAGAATGCCTCCCTTGCGGAAGCTTTTGACGTGACGGCCTCCAAGCCAACCGGCCACAGCCCCCTCGCCGGCCGCAAGCAGAATCGTTCCGACGTTGCCAAGCGTATTCGTTCGATGCGGAAGACCAAGAAGAAGCTGAAGGCTAGTCCTGGTCTGGCCAATTCTCTGGACGCCGAGAAGAGCCGGGTTGGCAAGCAGTTGGGCGGTGGCAGCAACAAGCGGTGGCGTGTTTACGCCCGCAAGGTCAACAAGAGCAAGCTCCACGAGTGGGCGGTTCTTTCGGAGAACGTGCTTGATTACGTCGATTTCAAAGAACTCGGCCCAGCGCTCAAGGACTCCTACGTCCAGCGTGACGACAAGGGTGGAGTCACCGGCGTTGCCGTCCCCCGCAGTCACGCCCGCAACGAGGGCAAGATTCTGAGCTTCAACTGGAAGACGCTCGACCACGAGGTCAAGTATTCCCGTAGTGGCGCCAAGAACCTGAAGGAAGACGTGAACTTCTGCCGGGCCATTTCCGAACTCAAGAAGCACAACGCCGTTTCCGACAACAACGCTTTGATCGAGACGCTCGAAGGCATCGTGAGCCACTGGCCGCAGGTTCTTTTCCTCACCCAGCAAGAGCTTGCCGAGACTATCGGCGGCGCCCTGTCGGCAGTTGGCGTTCTCAATTACGACGACCAGATGTGCGAATTCATGGCCGAAGGCATCCTGCGTACCGCCCACAAGGCGTTCGTGGACCGGGCCAAGAAGATCATCGACCTGTCGCAGCTTCAGCCGACCGTCGAATCGAAGGACGCCTATGTGATCTTCAAGGACATCGTGGATCGGTTCTACCCGAGTCTCGATGAGTCCGAGCGGGCACAGTATCAGGTGTTCGCAGACCTCTATCGTGCCCTGCACGAAATCTACCGCATGGTGGATCAGGAGGGCGACGAAGTTGCCAAGGCCGAGATTCACAGCTACATGGAAGACTGCGAGGCGATCCTCAACAAGCACGCCGAGCCGAGTCTTGAACTGGCTGAGACGATAGCCATTTGGCTGACGAACATCACCGAATCCAACGTCGAGATGTCCAGCGACACCTGGAATGTTTCCAACGACGTTCACACCACGATCAGTGGCGATCATCCACGCATGAAGCAGTTGGCTACCGTGGCAGGCATTCCGGGCAAGTACCCAGGCGATTGGGGTTCGGAACTGCCGGTCAGCGACGGCAAGTCTTACAAGGGCAACCTTGACGACGAGATGCGCAATAGCTGGGCCAACTACGGCGGTCCTGACACCTTCCCGGACATCCGCAATCCATATGTGCCGAAGCCGTTTGGCGACTACACGATGAAGGGCGGTCCTGGCGTTGACAAGACTTCCGACGAAGGCTTGACGCAGTGGCAGTCGAAGGACACCTGGCCGAATCTCCAGAACCCAGAAGTCAAGGAATCTCCGTGGCGTCCGGGTCATTACAAGATGAAGTCGGACAATCTCATTGAGGACAAGTAAGGAGCTTAATGGACGAAAATCTAAGACTCTTTATTGACCACTGCGATAACGGCGGCTTCATACTGAGCCTGAACGAGAACGCAACCACCGAGCGTGGTTTGATGAAGTTCCGGGGCAAGTTCCAGGAGGCCGAGCAGGTCAATAAGAACAAGCGTATGTACCCATACGACGTTCTCGATGAGAACGTGAAAAAGCTGACCGAAGCGATCAAGTCCCGAGGTTTGGTGGGCGAACTCGACCACCCGACCGACAGCATCATTCACTTCGAGAAAGCATCCCACGTTATCACTAAGCTCTGGTGGGAGAACAACTCCCTCATGGGCGAGGGCGAGGTTCTTCCTACGCCGCATGGCAAAATCTTGAAGTCTCTCCTTGATAGCGGTGTCCGTGTAGGCATCAGCAGCAGGGGTGTGGGCAACGGTAAGGTCGATGAGAACGGCATTCTGGTTATTGGCGAAAGCTACAAGCTTATTACGTTTGACGCAGTAGCCGATCCCAGCACGTTTGCCGCCTTCCAGGAGAAGGTCGTCTCCACGACTCGTGAGTCCCGGAGAGAGGACAAATACCGCAGCGTGGACGCTGATTGGATGTCCCAAAATAATGACAAATTATCAGCCAAAAATGAAAGCACCCGCATACATACACTCAACAAAGAGGTATTGATCGCTTGTTTGGGTGGTATTGTCAAACAACAAACTAGCTCAATAAAAGAGAGGTTGGCACATGGATAAAATCGTTGAAGCACTCAAGAAGCTGCTACCCGAAGACCAGATCAACGAAGTTGCTGCGGCAGTCAAGGAAATGCTCGAAGCCTCCAAGGCCGAATTGGAAGCCGAGTTCAACACGAAGCTGGAAGAGGCTTACGCCCAGCTTTCGTCCGAACTCTCCGAGAAGGAGAAGACCGGCTACCAGGGTTATCAGGAAGCTTACGCCATTATCAATGACCTGCGCAACCGCCTGGAAATGCAGCGTGAAGAGTACAACAAGCAGCTTGAGGAAGGCTACGAAGAAGCCTACCAGTTGCTCATCGCTGAGCGTGAGAAGAACAACACGCTCGAAGTCGATATGTACGAGGAGTATGACAAGAAGCTCCAGGAGATGAAGGACTACATCGTTGATAAAGTCGATCAGTTCCTTCAGTTCAAGGGTTCCGAGATTTATGAGCAGGCCAAGCGGGACGTGCTGAACGACCCACGCATGGCCGAGCATAAGGTCGCCCTGGACAAGATCGTGGACATTACTGCCAACTACCTCTCTGACGAAGACTACGCTCTTGCCACTTCCACCAAGCTGGAAGAATCCCGCAAGAAGCTCGAAGAGGTTCAGGGCCAGCTTCGGATTATGGAAGCTCGCAACATCAGATTATCAACGACCAATACTCAATTAACCGAGCAGGTCCGCCGGGCGAAGGAAGTTATCAACGAAGGTCGCCAGGTCAAGACTGAGGACAAAAAGGCTCAGGTTATCACCGAGCAGAAAGAAAGAGTCTCGAAAGTAAAGAACGTGACGGGGAGGGGACATACCGACACTGAGAACGTCGAAGTTATTGCGGAATATAACAACGGCGACAGTGAATTCAACGAGCTACTCGTTCTTTCAGGTGTCAAAAAGACTAACTAAGGAACACTAAGAGGATAAATGAATGCAAACGCACGCTTCTTAAATGAAGCTAGAGAGTTAGAATCTCGTTGGGGCCGTACTGGTCTGTTGGAAGGTTTGGATGATCGCTATGTCCGATCTGCCTGTGCCGTTCTTCTTGAAAACCAGCGCCTCATGAACGAGGTTTCGACCGACACGAGCGACATCGCTCAGTTCAAGCGCATCAGCATCCCGCTGGTACGTCGTATTTACCCGCAGCTTATTGCGAACAAGATCGTTTCTGTTCAGCCATTGCTCGGCCCGACTGGTTTGGTGTACTACCTGCGCTTCCGTTATAGCTCCAACAAGGGTGCTATCCGTGGCGCTGATAACAACGGCGGCTTCCCGGCTGACGACGTAAACTCGTTGCAGCAGTTGGCTGACGGTACTGCCAACCTGGACATCTTCTATACCCACCAGTTCGTCCAGAACGAATCGACCAGCACCGACGCTGGCTTGGTGACTCTTGCGACGTATTCGCCGCTTGAGCATACCCCGATCTTCGCTGGCACCGTCACTGGTACGGTATTCGTCGGCGCCGTCGCCGTGCAGACCTTCGTGGTCAGCAGCACCGGCACCTTCACCTTCACGCCGATTGGCGCCCCGGCTGTGTTCGCTACCTCCGGTAGCTTGAACCTGACGACTGGTGAGATGACCCTGACGTGGAATAGCGCCCCTGGCTCTAATCACGCAGTAGTCTCTTACGAGTATAACATGGAGTGCCAACAGGATTTGCCTGAGATCAACCTCGTGGTTGAGTCTGAGGAAATCGCTGCCAAGACTCGTAAGCTGAAGGCCGTCTGGAGCTATGAGGCCCAGCAAGACCTCCGCAGCCAGCACAACCTGGACGCCGAGGCCGAACTGACCGCCGTTTTGGCCCAGGAAATCAACCTCGAAATCGACCGTGAGGTTCTCACCGACCTCCGCAACAATGCCGGCACCATTGCCGCATGGGATTTCAACACCGCATTAGGCGAAACCATCAAAGAGAAGTATGAAAGCCTCTACGTCAAGATCGTTGAGATCAGCAACGTCATCCACCGGAAGACGCTGCGTGGTGGCGCCAACTGGCTCGTCACTTCTCCTGAAGTAGCCTCTATCTTTGAGACGGCTACCGCCGGTTTCGCTCCGGCCCCGTCCGAGACGTTCACCAGCAGCCTGGGCATCCAGTATGTTGGCACGATCAACAACCGTTGGCGGCTCTATAAAGACCCGCTCTTCCCAACCAACCAGATATTGCTTGGTTATAAGGGCGATAGCTATATGGATTCGGGCTATTTTTATTGCCCGTATGTCCCGCTAACCCAGACCCCGGTGGTCTTGGACCCAGAGAGCTTCTGCCCACGCAAGGGTATATTGACCCGGTATGGTAAGAAGCTACTCCGTGAAGGATCGAAGTTCTACGCCCGCATGTCGATTGCGAACTTCGTCATCTAAATAACCAGCCTATAAAAAGGCGAGAAGCCCGGTGGAAACACCGGGCTTTTTATTTTGCACATACTATAATCACTATGTATTTCAAACGGGCCGCAAGTGGCTCAAGAAAGGAAGATTGAAATGGCGAATAAAGAAAAGTCCCCTAAGAAGGAGACGAAGAAGCCCTCGAAGAAGGCTGCACCGAAGAAGTCAGCCCCGAAGAAGTAAAGGGATGCCCCGGTGGAAACACCGGGGTTTTTTGTTATAATGACGACATGCTAGGCAAGAAGATTCATCCGATTATCGCCCAGGGCACGCTTAACTGCATAACAGACTACTTCGTGGAGCGGCATACTCATTGGCAGATACATCTCTTCCGAGACGGCAAGACGAGCTACCATATCAACCCGTTCAGCGACGTGGCAGAAATGTGTTCCGGCGTCTGTGGCATCGTCTACTATGACGGCCTCGGAGTTTTAGAATACATCTACGACTATAAAGACGGGCAGATTGTCTTTCCCCAAGACAGAAGTGAATTGGGGTGAAGGCTTCGGTATCGACCTGCGCAATCTAAAGCTCCTGGACGGGGACTGGACGGTCGGCAGGTTGATGAAGAAGGGGATGAAATACCGTAGTATTGACGCCGAACCTCAGTTATACTAGGGTGATGGACGAAATCACTGCCGATACCGTGGACGACATCCTGGGCGAAGCCTATGCCCTTCTCTGCCAGGCCCAGCGCATCTGCGAAAAAGAAGGGCAGGAATACCTGCCCCATATCAATCCGGTTGTTGAGTATTTGACCTGCATCCCGTCCGCCCACGGCGACGGCCGCAAGATCATTTTCCAGCCGATTCCCGAGTAGGCACTTCCTTATACCAGTCCCACCAGAGGTCGTGGAGCGTACCGGACATCCAATCGCTCACCCGTTCCTCCTTCGTCTCGCCCCAATTATTCGTGACAAACTCGTACCAAGTATGGCCGCTGCCGTAGAACCGGCGGGCGGTTGCTTCCACCGGCTTGCCGGAAAAGAAGCCCTGGGTCTTATCCCAGAGGTTCGTCTGGTCAAGTTCGAGGTACACGTCCCATTCGTCCTTGGGCGTCACCTTGACTCGGCTGTATTCGTTCCACATATCATTGCTCCGTTTGGCTTGTTGGTTCCAGCTTCTTAGACATTTCCTGGAGCATACCGATCTCCGGGATGGTAAAGATGATCCAGTAGACCATCATGGACAGGAACATGGCTCCGCTGTCCAGGTCCGGGACGCACTGCACGCACATGGCAACCCAGACCAGGCCGAAGGCCATGCGGATGGGGATGCCGCCCATCGTGACGGCCAGGAATATGCCCCGGTCCTTGTCCCAGGCCCACCACGCCGCCGCCATCCACGTCAGGGCGATGAATAGGATGGGGGTGAAACCCATTATCATCGACTTGCCGATATGCGGCGCCGTGGCCATGAACGGCAGGACGAAGAATATCAGGCTCGCCACCAGCAGAGCCGCCATGATCTTGAGATACTTCACGAATATCTGATTCTTGGTCATTTTTCGAGCTACCCAATCTATAGGCTTCGGCGGTGGAGGAGCGGGCGGGGGGTTTGTCG